AACCAGCCATTTGCGCCCCTTTTGATGTAAAGTTAGCATATCTTAACGATTAATTATAAATAATCAATGACTTATGCTAAAAAAGTTGATGCAAATCATTCTGTTATTGTCAAGGCTCTGCGTGATATGGGTTGTTCTGTGTTTGATACGTCTGCGACTGGTAGGGGCTGTCCCGACATCTTGGTTGGCAAGAATTCAAAAACTGCTTTGGTCGAAATAAAGAGAAATGCAACTGCCCCTTACACAGAGGCGCAAAAGAAATTTATGGAGAATTGGAAGGGTGGCCCAGTATGTCGAATACACGATGTTGAAGGTGCAATAAATCTAGTAAAAACACTTGAAAACTCGTAAAATAGTATTATTATTCGTAGTGTATTAACCCCATCTCAAAGGAAAAATCATGGGAATTATGGATTCAATGAAAGGCACTAAGGGCGCAACTGGCGAGAAGTTGCCAAAAGGTGCTACATCTTCTGATATGTCAGGCGAGCGCAAGCAAAAGCTAGTTGGTGGCGTTGCTATGGGCAAAATGGATTCTATGGGTTCACGCCCTTTGAGTCACGCTGGCAACTTTGAAGGCAAGCTTGGTGAGTTGAATGACGGCAATATGGGTGAGCGTGAGTGCTACAGCCATGTCCGTATGGCACACGCACAAGACTGCAAATAAAACTACAGCTCATAGTCCTCGGTAAAGGACTACAAGCTGTATAACCACAACAATAGGGTAATATTGAAATGGCTGATGAAATTGTAATATATAAACCTCTGGCTGATAAGATAATTGTCAAGCCAGATGTTCGTGTTTTAAGCGAAGTGATTATTGTCAATAATAAAGAAGCCGAGAACATGGGAACAGTAGTAGCAGTAGGCCCTGGCAAAAAGCTATCCGCAGATCGCAGAGAGCCTATGCCTATTGAAGTTGGCACAAGAGTTCGCTTTGGCACTATGAATGATGATCCCAAAGAGGAATATTTAAAGTTTACGCCTGTAGTTCACAATGGCGAAAAATGTTTAATAATGAGCTGGCAAGACGTTTGCTGGGCAGAATAGGCGATTATGGCAACCAAACCTGGCTTATATGCCAATATTCATAAAAAACAGGCACGGATTGAGCGTGAGAAGGCTGAAGGCAAACCTGTAGAAAAGATGCGTAAACCTAGCACTAAGGGCGCACCTACCAAGCAAGCATTTATTGACTCTGCTAAAACCGCAAAGAAGAAATAATGAAACACGACAAACCTATCCCACACAAGACTACAGGCAAAGGTAAGACCTACAACCCTACAGAAAAGGGTGCAGGTATGACTGCCAAGGGCAGAGCTGAATACAACGCTAAGAACGGCAGTAATCTCAAAGCACCAGCTCCTAATCCTAAGACTAAGAAGGATGAGGGTCGTAAGAAATCATTTTGTGCAAGAATGGAAGGCGTAGTAAAGAAAGCCAAAGGCCCAGCAGAACGAGCCAAGGCATCATTAAAAAACTGGAATTGTTAAGGGGATAGCATGGATTATATTAAAATCAAATTAAAAGCGATTTGGGCGTGGGTGGAGAGCAAGATAGGCTCAGACCTTACTCAAGAAGAAATGGATCGTATTGTGCGTTTTAAGCAAGAAACGGCTGCATGGCCATTTCCTGCGCCAGAAGTAAAGAAACGCAGAACATTCCCTAAGAAGCTAGAGAAATTAAACAGTAAGACAGTAAAAACCATCATCAAGGAGAAGAAAGTGCCATTAAAGAAATCTACAAGCGCAAAAGCGTTTAAAGAGAACATCAAGACTGAAGTAAAGGCAGGCAAGCCAGTTAAGCAAGCTGTGGCTATTGCCTACGCTGAAAAACGTGCTGCAGGCAAAACTAAGAAAGGTAGCAAATGATTCAATTTACTGTTCAACAAATTAATGAACTTCTACAAGCATTAGGACAACTTCCTTATATGCACTCTGCTCATTTAATTGCTGGTATCAAGCAAATTGCTGAACCACAAATAGCAGAGCAAACTGTTGCAGAAAAACAACAGTCTGAAGAAGTAAAAGAACCTGATACATCACTCTCATAGTGTTGTAAAAAAACAACAAAATCAAGAAGATGGAAGAAAAGTCAATTAATCCTGTAGGCGCACCACTTGGTAACAAAAACAATACTAAGAACAAGCCATTTCTTGATGCTATGCGTAGAGCGATAGCACAGAATCCACAGAAGATTAGAAGCATTGTTGACAAGGTTCTTGAAAAGGCAGAAGAAGGTGAGTCTTGGGCTGTAAAAGAAGTAGCTGATCGCTTAGACGGCAAAGCAGTCCAAGCAACCACATTTGAAGATGCAGAAGGCAATTCATTGCTACAAGCTATTGAAGTCAGGTTTGTGAAGCCAAGTGAGTGAAATCACACCAGAAATTCGTCAAGCTGTTAGTGCAGTTGATTTTCCGATCAAGCTACAGTTTCTATTCGATCCATGCAGATATAAGGTTCTTTATGGTGGTCGTGGTGGGGCTAAATCTTGGGGCGTTGCTCGTGCATTACTTGTCATTGGCGTAAAAAAACCTACAAGGGTGCTATGCGCTCGTGAGTTTCAGAACTCTATCGGCCAATCAGTTCATAAGCTGTTATCTGACCAAATCATTGCATTAAAACTAGAATCATTTTATGAAATTACACAGAACTCCATTAGAGGGAAGAACGGCACAGAGTTTGCGTTCGTTGGGCTTAAAAACAATATTGCAAACATAAAATCATATGAAGGAGTTGACATTGTTTGGTGCGAGGAAGCCGCTTCAATTAGTCAAACTAGTTGGAATGTTCTTATACCAACAATTCGTAAAGAAGGCTCAGAAATATGGGTTACATTTAATCCAGAATTAGAGTCAGACGAAACTTATCAAAGATTTGTCATAAATCCACCTGAAAATTGCAAGGTCGCAAAAATCAATTGGTCTGATAATCCTTGGTTTCCTGATACGCTAAGACTTGAAAAAGATGCGCTATTTAGCAGGGATAGAGAAGCCTACAACACAGTTTGGGAAGGTTTATGCCGTCAGACGGTAGATGGTGCTATCTTTGCCAAAGAAATGACCTTAGCCGATTTAGATGGAAGGATTACCAATGTCCCATACGATCCAATTAAGCCTGTTCACGCTGTATTTGATTTGGGCTGGGCAGATGCTACTGCTATTTGGTTTGTTCAGTTTATTAGCCAGGAAGTCAGATTAATTCGTTACTACGAGAACACCCAGCAGACAATAGCTCATTATCTTGCTAAAATACAGTCTTATGGATACGTTATCGACACTCTTTGGCTCCCTCATGATGCAGGGAATAAAACTCTATCTAGTAACGGTAGAAGCATCGAAGAAATCGTTAGAGCTGCGGGATACAATACTAGAGTCATTGAAAGAACCCCAATAGCAGACTCAATCAACGCTGCACGAATGATGTTCAATAAGTGCTGGTTTGATCGCAATAACACTCACGATGGTCTGCAATGTCTAAGGCACTATCGCTATGACGTTGATCCTGATACCAAGCAATTTAGTCAAAAACCATTGCATGACAACTACAGCCACGGTGCAGATGCTTTTAGGTATATCGGCTTAATGGTTAACGAACCAAGAAAAGCACCTAAACAACAAAAAACTTATCAACTACCTAGCTCATGGATGGGCTAAAATGTGTAGTAAAAACACAACAAATGTCTTAAAATCGGGCAAAGAATAAGGAATCTTATGGCATACGATAGAGTTGCAGACGAACAATCAGATGGCAGAATAGAAGAAGCCAAGCAGTTTTTACGACTGTGTAATGACTCTGACAGCAACAATCGTGCTGAAGCTCTTGACGATGTGCGCTTTGCAGCAGGCGATCAATGGCCTGTAGATGTGCAAAATAGCCGTGTATTAGAAGCTCGCCCATGTCTGACAATCAATAAGCTAGATGCTTATATTCGTCAAATCTGCAATCAGCAACGTCAACAACGCCCACGCATTAAAGTGCATGGCATGAACAATGAATCAGATGCGAAAGTAGCTGAGATCATTACAGGCATTACTCGTCACATTGAGAATCAATCTGATGCTGACTCTGCCTATGACCATGCTTTTGAGTATGCAGTCAAGATGGGCTGGGGCTACTGGCGTATTACGACAGACTATGTAAGAGAGGACAGCTTTGACCAAGAAATCTATATTCGACCAATTGAAAATCCTTTTACTGTTTATTTTGACCCTAATAGCACTCTCCCCGATGGTAGTGATGCTGAAAAATGCCTGGTTACTACCGTTATCAGCAAAAATGTGTTCAAAAAGATGTATCCCAACGCTGAATCTGAGCAAGGATTTTCCAGTAGAGGAACGGGAGATACGGAGTCGGAATGGGTTACGAAAGAAGATATACGCATAGCCGAGTATTTCTACACAGAACGCATCAAAACCCATTTAGTTCAGTTATCTGATGGCACTACAGTTTATCAAGACGAAATGCCCCCTAAAGACGTTTTAGAGGCTTCTGGCATTACTATTATTGAAAAGCGTGAAACTTGGAAAAAAAAGATTAAGTGGTGCAAGTTAACCGCTATGGAAATCCTAGAAGAAGGCGAATGGGCAGGTAAATTTATCCCAATTGTGCCTACTTATGGTCAAGAAGTGCGTGTTGACGATAAGCACAAGAAATTTGGTCTTGTTCGTATGGCTAAAGACCCACAGCGTATGTATAACTATTGGTCAACTGCGCTGACTGAAACTGTAGCTCTTGCCCCTAAAGCAAAATGGCTCTTAGCAGAAGGTCAAGACGAAGGACATGAGAACGAATGGGCAATGGCTAACATCAAAGCGATGCCTGTATTGCGTTACAAGCAGACAGACATTGAAGGCAGACCAGCTCCAGCTCCAACACGCTTACAGCCAGAGCCACCACCAGCAGGTGTAATGACTGCATTAGCTGGCATGAACCAAGACTTACAAGCAGTCATAGGTATTTTTGATCCTAGTCAACTTCCTACTGGCATGATGACAGGCAAAGCAATGCAGGGTCAGCAAATGCAAGTGGATATGACCAATTTCCACTATTACGACAATCTGACTCGTTCTATCCGTCACACAGGTCGCATCATTCTTGACTTAATTCCTAAGATTTATGACCGTGAGCGTGTAATGCGTATTATTGGTGATGACGGCAAGCCTGAAATTGTGACAATTAATCAGCGTAGTCAAGACGAACAAGGCGTGTCTAAAGTATTAAATGACGTAACCGTAGGCGAATATGACGTTGTGATGGATACAGGCCCTGGCTACAATTCTAAACGTCAAGAAGCTGCTGATTCTATGGCTACAATCCTTGCTGCTGATCCTAAACTCATGCAACAGATTGGCGATTTGTGGTTTAGAAACCAAGATTTCCCTGGCGCAGAAGTCATTGCAGATCGTTTGGCAGCGATCAATCCTATGGCGCAAATTGATGAGAAATCACCAGTTCCACCACAGGTTCAAATGCAGATGGCAATGGGCAAAGCTCAATTACAGAAGCTACAGCAAGAAAATGCTCAGTTGCAGATGATGATCAAGCAACGTCAAGATATTGAAGGCGTTAAACAAGAAGCTGAAACCAAGCGTGAATTGATGCGCCAGCATACTAAAGCGCACGATACAGAGATGCGTGTTGAAACCACGGCTCAAGATACGATTATTAAGACACAGACTCAGCTACAAATTGAAGAACTTAAAGCGCAATTGGCTTTGGTCTTGGCGCACATCAATAAAACTACTGGTAAAGAAGCGCAAGCTGAAGCAGTTGAAAGAGCTATTTAGTGTTGTAAATACGCAACATTAATGTTATAAATGAATTTGTATGCAAACTAAAGAGTATCAAGCAGAGTGGAGAGCCAAAAATGTTGGCAAACACGCTGAGTATTAAAAGAAATATAGGGAAAAAAATCGTGAAAAGGTCAATTCTTATATTAAAGAATGGACAGCGAAATTTCCTGAAAAAAATGCAGCAAAAACCGCAAAGTATCGTGGCGCAAAATTAAAAAGAGTTATGGCTTGGGATAATGATCCAATCAAAATTCAAGAGTTTTACGATGCAGCAAAGTTTTTGGGAATGGTGACAGGTGATTGGTATCACGTTGATCACATTATTCCATTGCAGGGTAAGAATGTTAGTGGCTTGCACGTTGTATCTAATTTGCAAGTCATAGAAGGGCAACAAAATCGTTCAAAAAGTAATAAGTTTGAATGATTGCAATACCTTACTAATCGGGTTGATTAGGTAAATTCTTGAGGAAAAACTCATGTCAGATGTGCAAGAAAGATTAGCCAGTAACGTGGTTACATCAGAAAATTTAGCTGATTTCCATGCTGAAAAATTAGGTTTAGCTAGTGATGAAGCTCCTGTTGAGGCTGCGCCAGTTGAGGAAACTCCTGACACAGAGCCAGCAGTTGAAGCTCAAGCTGAGAGTGAACCAGAGGCAGAAGAAGAAGCGGAAGTAACAGACAAGCCTAAACAAAATCCAAAACTTGAAAAGCGATTTTCAGAGCTAACTAAACGTGCTAAACAAGCTGAAGCCGAAAAAGAAGCCCTGCAAGCCAAACTTCAAGAACTTGAGAGCAAGATAACACCCCCCAAAGCAGAAGAAGCTGACCCTGTAGGTGAAAAACCTTCTAGGGCGCAATTTAACAATGTTGATGAATATGCAGAAGCATTGGCTGAGTGGAGTGCTGAAAAAGCATTAATGGAGCGTGATAAAGCAGAACAGCAACGCAAGATCGAGGAACAGAGAAACGAAGTAATTAAGTCGTGGACTCAAAAGCTCGAAAAGGTAAAAGCTGAATTGCCTGATTTTGATGACATAGTAGAGTCTAGTACCGTACAAGTCCGTGATGAAGTCAAGGATGCGATTCTAGAATCTGACGTAGGCCCACAAATCCTATATGAATTGGCATCAAATGACGAATTAGCGCAAAAAATAGCATCAATGCCTGTTCATAAAGCTCTTAAAGAATTAGGGAAATTGGAAGTTCAGTTTGAGCGTAAAGAAGCTCAGGCTGAAGTCAAAAGCGAACCTGTTGCTCGTAGTAAAGCTCCAGCACCGATTAAGCCCCTTACAGCAGGAAAAGGAACGTCTGACGTGTTAGTTGACACAAATGGTCAATTTCACGGCACATACGCTCAATGGAAAGCTGCAAGACAAGCTAAGAGGATTCGCTGAAATACCCATTTAAATATACATAAAGGAAATAATCATGGCAAATAATTTGCTAACCATTTCCAAGATCACTAACGAAGCATTGATGGTCTTGGAAAACGAATTAACATTCACATCTGAAGTAGATCGTAACTATGACGATCAATTTGCCGTAGTTGGTGGCAAAATTGGTAACACAGTAAACGTACGTAAGCCAGGTCGTTTTATTGGTACAACAGGCCCAGCATTGAACGTAGAAGATTTCAACGAAACTTCTGTGCCTGTAACTTTGTCAACACAATTCCACGTTGATACTCAGTTCACAACTCAAGACCTCGCTTTGAGCCTTGATATGTTCTCTGATCGTGTATTGAAGCCTGCTGTTGCTGCTATCGCCAACAAAATTGACCGTGATGGCACATTGCAAGCTGCTAACAACACAGCAAACATCGTAGGAACTGCTGGCACTCCACCAACAGGTTTGATCACCTATTTGACTGCTGCTGCTTACCTTGACTCTGAAGGCGCACCACGTGATGGCCGTAGAAGCTGTATTGTTGAGCCATTCACATCTGCAACTATCGTTGACAGCTTGAAAGGTTTGTTCGTTCCACAAGAAGCTATTGGCGAACAGTATCGTAAAGGCTTGATGGGTCGTGACTCTGCTGGTATGAACTGGAAGATGGATCAGAACGTGGTAGCACACACATTCGGTTCTTTTGCTGGCTCTGCTACTGTTAACACATCTACTGCTGCTGGTTTCTTGACAAGCGGTTGGGCTGCTTCTAGCACAATTACCTTGACATTGACTAACGGTGTTAGCTTGAACCAAGGCGATACATTCACAATCGCTGGCGTTTATGCAGTTAACCCACAGAACCGTCAAGCTTACGGCTCTAACAAGTTGCGTAACTTTGTTGTAAACCAAGCTGTTTCTGGCTCTGGTGGCACAATCCAAGTTAACGTATCTCCTGCTGTTATTACTGCTGGTCAGTTCCAGAACGTATCTATCCCTTCACCTGCAAGTGGACAGGCAGTTACATTCTTCAACCAATCTGGCACAGTTTCCCCACAAAACATCATCATGCACCGCAATGCGTTTTGCCTTGCGGTAGCTGATTTAGAGCTGCCAGAAGGTGTTCACTTTGCAGGTCGTGCAAGCGACAAGGAAATCGGTCTGTCAATGCGTGTAGTTCGTCAATACACCATTAACAACGACTCTATTCCTACTCGTTTAGACGTTCTGTATGGT